CCAAGCCACCCAAGCCACCCAAGCCACAACGTCAAGCGGCTCCGGCCAAAAAACCAGGGCCGCCAAAAGTCTATCCTCCGCGTGTGTGCTCCGTGGACGGGTGCGGACTTCCACACAAGTCAAAAGGCCTGTGCGCAAAGCATGACTCGGCACGGCGGTATGACGCAAAGCGCATAGACAGGTCGTTACGTCCAACACGAAAGAGCAGGATCATTGAGAAGGCCAAGCGCGCTGCGGCCATCAAGATTGCTGCTGGGTGTGTAGACTGCGGGTACAAGAAGCACGACTTTGCCCTGGACTTTGATCATCTTCCAGGGTTTACTAAGGTAGCCGGTATCTCCAAGATGGTGAAGGACGACGCAAGCTGGGAAAGCATCGAGGAAGAGATAGCAAAGTGCGACGTGGTGTGCGCAAGGTGCCACCGTGTAAGAACACATGAAAGGCGTACGGTAAACAGAATGAGTGAGATTAGAAAGCCACGTAAGCTACCACAAGTAGAGGGACGTAGACCTAAGGTGTGCGGTGGTTGCAACAAAGTATTCCGCGACACCAGCACCAACAACAACAAGAAGTGGTGCACGGACAACTGCCGGCGCGCCACTGCATATCGCCTGCGTCTATGGCCGTCTCAGTGGCGGGATCGTAAGTAATGGCCGGTACTGGTCCCGCGCCAAACCCGAACAGCCGACGCCAACGCAAACTCAAGGCCTCCGGCGACACCGTATCGCTGGTTCCGCTGAGTGGGTTGGCGGTGCAGCCAAAGCTCGACAAGCGGCCCGATGGTACTAAGTGGCACCCTGCGGCATTGGAGCTGTGGAACGCTATCTGGTCCAGCCCGATGAGCCAAGAGTTCGACGTCAGTGACGTGCACGGCCTGATGCGTCTCATAGAGCTAAGTCACATGTTCTGGAGCCTCGACAACATCAAGGACGCGCGCACCAAAATACTACTGGCCGGAGAGATACGGCTGGCCAGTCAGGCGTACGGCTTAAGCCCTCTCGACCGACGTCGCCTCAAGTGGACAATCGCCGGAGAAGAAGAGGCGACCAACAGGTCGCGCAACAGACGATCAGCAGCAATCAAGCCAGCCGACGACCCTCGTCTACAAGACATTTAGGAGCACAGTGCCAAAAAGTGACACAGGCCTACCGCCAACTCTTGGTCCTGCAGTAGTCGAGTGGTGCGAGGAAATGCTGTGCCTGGGGCCGGGTGACGTACAGGGTCAGCCGCTGGTGGTAGATGCTGAGATGAGACGGTTCATCTACAACGCCTACGAACTCTATCCTCGCGGACATGCGCTTGAGGGTAGAAGGCGTGTAAAGCAGGCTGTACTTAGCAGACCAAAGGGTCGTAGCAAGACGGAGATAGGAGCCACGCTTGCGTGTGCGGAGGCTCTCGGGCCAGTGCGGTTTGACGGCTGGGACTCCAGCGGTGATCCTGTTGGAGCAAGCGTAACCAACCCAATCATCAAATGTCTGGCTACTGAGGCTGCCCAGGCCACGAACACGTATGGTGTGGTTACCTACATGCTTGAGAACGGACAAGTAGCAGACTACTACGATCTGGACGTAGGTATAACGCGCACCTTCGTAGAGGGCGGAGGTGAGATTATCTCTACCACGTCGTCCGGCTCATCAAAGGACGGTGGCCGCGAGACGTTCGTCGTCGCTGATGAGTGCCATCTGTGGTATACGACGAAGCTGAAGGACTTGTTTTCTACCATGACACGTAACATCATCAAGCGTCGGGCGGCTGATGGGTGGCTACTAATGACAACAACCATGCACGCTCCTAACGAGGGAAGCGTGGCCGAGTCTCTGTGGGACGCAAGAGAGAGCCTCGACGATCTGCTGTACGACCACAGGCAGGCACCTATGGACGTAGACTTGTCAGACGACGACCAGCTTCGTGCAGCTCTTCAGTATGTATACGGAGCAGCCTCTTCGTGGATAAACATTGAGGGTATTATACAGTCCGAGTTTCGCAACCCAACCAAGCGCGAGAGTGACTCTCGTAGGTACTTTCTGAACCAGCCAGTGACAACAGAAAATCGCTTCGTGGCTGGCACAGACTGGGACGCCTGCTACGTACCAGAAAAAATCCTCGACTCCTCAGTCTCCTGCGTCCTCGGATTCGACGGATCATTCTCCGGCGACTACACTGCCATCGTCGCCGTATCCATCGAAGAGGTGCCGCACGTAGAACTCATCGCTATCTGGGAGAAGCCGGACGGGCCGGCTGGTCTGTCCTGGAGAGTAGACATAATGGACGTTATGGAGGTTATCCGCAAGACTTGCAAGCGGCTGAACGTCCGAGAGGTCACCGCCGACCCGCACCTGTGGTCTATGCCGTTGCAGATACTGGAGGAGGAGGGCATTCCGGTCACGGAGTTCCCACAGAGTTCAGCGCGTATGGCGCCCGCCACCAAGCGGCTGTACGACATGATTATGTCCAAGACACTTACACACTCTGCCGACGCCACCTCACCACTGCGACGGCACATGATCAACGCCCACACCAAAGAGGACTCAAGAGGATTCCGGCTGGTAAAGGAGACGGACAAATCTCCAAACAAGATCGACGCCGCCGTCGCCACTGTTATGGCGCTGGAGGTTGCCGAGCAGTCTGTGGATAGTGCACCTCAGGTGTACTCTATTGCTGACATGGTGTACGGGTCACTTGCCAAACAGCCGGAACGTGGGACTGATACTATAGCAGAACCAGCGCCAGTCCCACAGCAGGTGTTTCATTCTTTCTGATGAGGAGCTATAATGATCGGTGACGTGCTTGAGTGGCTTGGGGGAGTGTGCCTGGTAGTAGCGGCATACCTGTACGCAGGTATCGAGTTGGCGCTGGTTGGAGCGGCGCTGGTATTGATCTACGAGGCGCAGTGTCTTAGCACGTCGCGCATTCCGTGGTTTACGAAGAAGCCGAAGGCAGATGAGCCGGAGCAGCCAGTTGCCTATACAGACGATAACGAGACTACCACATGACAATCAGTAGACTACGGGAGTCGCGCAGTTCCGGCGTTATGGCCTCGTATCCTAACGGCTACGGGCTCACCGACCCAACCGCGATCCCACCTCCGGGCCTTGCCTCTATGCAGCGCGCCGGTGTACCGGTTACTGTCAAGACGACGCTACAGGTGGACACCGTCTACACGGCGCTTCGCGTCATCACCAACGCCATCATCAAAATGGGCGACCCATACTGCTATACTCTCGGCTACACAGACGACCACAAACCCTTCGAGGTGGTGGAGGGAGACCAGCCAGAGGTACTCTCCAACACCTTCACCAACGACTTCCAGTTCGAGGGCATCAGCCAGTCCGTCATCTCAATGGCGTTGTTTGGCGAGGCGTTCTGGTACGTTCTTCAGTATGATCGCATGGGCTACCCTTCCAAACTTGAGGTCCTAAACCCGGCGCTGGTGGACGTCAAGAAGAACAAGGACACTGGAGCACGGGAAACCTGGTATGGATCAGGCACCGGGCGCGTTCTGCTTGACCAGAGCTGTGTGATTCACATTCCGTTCCTCACTCTTCCTGGGGCTGCCCGCGGGTTGGACGCCGTCACCTATGGTGGTATGGCATTCGCTCTGGCACTGGCCGCGGTAGAGTATGGCTCGCGTTGGTTCTCGCAGGGGGCATCACCAAGCTACATTCTCTCCACCGAGCAAAAGCTTGGGACGGACGAGGTCAAGCGTATCGCCGAGCAGTTCCTCATCGATCATGCGGGCCTCCAGGCCGCGCACCTTCCGCTTGTCGTGGACAGTGGGCTGAAGGTCAATAAGGTACAATCAACGCCAGACGAGGCTCAGTACTTGGAGACGTTGCAATACGCGCGCTCGCAGATCGCCGCGTGGTTCGGACTACCAGACCACCTGGTAGGAGGCGCGGGAGACAAGGGCGGGATGTGGGGAAAGACACTGGAAGAGGTCATCAGCCAGTTCGTAGACTTCACACTTGCCGGGTATGTCACTCGTCTAAATGCCGCGTTTTCCAGCCTATTGCCGAAGGACAAGTATGCGCGGTTCAATGAAAACGCGATCCGTCGTGCAAGTGCAATCGACGAGGCGGCGCTTATCTTGGCGCTGCGACAGACGCAGGTTGCTACTCCGGACGACATTCGTGTCGACCAACTGAACTGGCCTCCGCTGCCTAACGGCGCGGGTGCGGTAATGAATACACCACTGGCGAGTAACGTGTCTGGCGTTGGTGCGGCACCCGCCGCAACCACTCCAGCAGACGATGCTGTTGCAGCGGCAATAGCAGCAAAAGACGCTACTGGCGCATCAAGCTAATAACGGTACAATAACCGAAAGGTATGCTATGACAGACATTCAGCGCAGGCGCAAGGCACGCCACAGCAAGAACCCGGCAACGCCAGAGGTACGTCAGTACTCGGCTGTTGGTCTCGAGGTTCGTGACGGGGACGTTGCCGGCAATACCGCGGCGATCACCGGTGAGCCGATCGTGTACAACGCGCCATACAGTGTGCGTGATATGTTTGGTGCGTTCGATGAGACGATGCAGCCTGGAGTTGCGTCCGACCTGATCGACGTGGCCGACGCCCGTTTCCTGTTCAACCACGACGGTATGCCGTTGGCGCGCACGACCAGTGGAACGTTGACGTTGGCTGACAGCCCAACCGCACTTCGTTTCTCCGCCAATCTCGACTTGCGCCAGTCGCTGTCTCAGGACTTGGTGGTGGCTATCGAGCGCGGAGACGTCAACCAGATGAGCGTTGGATTCATCGTTGCACAGGACGAGTGGAGCAGCGACTGGACACAGCGGTCGATCTCCAAGTTCCAAGACCTGCTCGACGTATCCGCGGTTACCTACCCGGCCTCTCCTACGACCTCGATCCAGCTCGCACAGCGGGCTATGCTGATGGCGCCGTCCGAGTCGCGGGCGCGTATCCGCAAGCTGTATGCCATTGGGGCTGACCTGAAAGAAGGACGTGTGCTGACCGCTGACGACGTGACTATCTTGGCTGGGGCTACTGAAGCGCTGCACCGCGCCGACGACTCCGACTTGGCTGGCGTCGAGCGTTCGATCGCAGAGATCGACGAGATCATCGACGCGCAGTTGGAAGAAGGGCGTAACGCTCCTACCACGAAGGACCCGGGTATTGCCGCCGCGCTGGCCACCGCCCACCAGGACGTGTCCACCGCGCTGGCGTTGCAGTCGAAGGACCCAGATGCCAACACTGACCCGGTCGACAAGGAGGTATGGAACGCCCTGACTGCCGCGCTTGGTTCGCTGACCGACGCGTTGGAGGCGCAGTCGCGTGACGGCGCTCCGGACGAGGTAGAGCCTGGCGACGACACCGTTGATGGTGACGACGGCACCACGGTTGACCGCGACGACGGCTCTACCGGGCCTGGCACCGGACAGGGAGCCGTGGCTATCGGAGACCGCTCGCAGGTTCCAGAGACCGCCGAGCTCCGCGCCGCCGCGCTGGAAAGTTTTGACGACATTGAGCGCGCCGTGGTCACGGCTATCCTCGAGTCGTTGCAGTCGTTGTCCAACCCGTACCCTGACGTATGGCTGGTTGATTGTGGACCGGAGTCGTGCGTGTACCAGGCGTGGGGCGAGCCTTGCGGCACCTACACCCAGGGATACACCATCGACGGCGTCACGGTTGTTCTTGACGGTGAGCCCACTCAGGTAGCCCAGGTTACCACTTGGGTCCCAGTCGAGGACGAGGACGACGCAGTTGTCGAACAGCTCAGCAGTGACAATGAGGGTGTAGAGACTGGCGCCGCCTGGCTCGAACTCGAGACTGAGCTGCTCGATCTCTAACCCTACTTGACACCTCCAGGAAAACCTGGCACAGTACACAGCACAGGATTGACAAGACTCACAGTACCACTCAGGTACCACTCGCAACAGCGAGGTTCGGGACGAGGTTCGGGAACTGGTCAGTAAGTATCACACATTACTAACCACCTACCTAAGGAATGAAACCAATGTCCGACGTTCTGAACAAGCTGATCGAGGAGCGCGATGCCGCGAAGGCCGCGTACACCGAGTTCACTGCACCGATCATCGCCGAGAAGCGCTCGACGCTGACCGAAGATGAGACCACCAAGCGCGAAGAGCTGCGTTCCGCACTCGACGCCTTGACCGCCCGTGTTCGTGAGGTCGACGCCGATGAGCGCGCCGATGCCGAGCTGACCGAGATTCGTAACCGTGCCGGCGTCAACGTGACCGACCTGCGCGTTACCTCGGAGCCTCGCACCTACGGTGAGGGTTCGCCCAACTCGTACTTCGCCGACCTCGTCCGCTCGTCCGGTTTCCACTGGAAGGACCACGATGGGGCTATGGCTCGTCTGAACCGCTACAGCCATGAGCTGTCGGTTGAGGTCGCCGCTGGTTCCTCTGAGGGTCGTCGCGCCGAGAAGATGGTTCTCTCCGGCGCCCGTACCGAGAATGGCCAGGAGGCCCGTTCGGCTATCAGCGCGCTGCGTGAGTCGCGTGCTATGGACACCGGTTCTGGCTCTGGTGGTTCGTTCGCTACACCGCAATACTTCGAGTCCGACTACGCTCCATACCGTCAGTTCGGTCGGAGCTTTATCGACAACTGCAACGTGCAGGACCTGCCTGAGTACGGTATGACCGTGTACCTGCCTGCGCTCTCCGGCCCTGCCGGCGTCGCTTCGCAGGCTTCGCAGAACACCGGCGTGACCGAGACCGACCCGACCGCCGGGTACATCTCGAACAACCTCACCACACTTGCTGGTGAAGTCACCATCTCGCAGCAGTTGCTTGACCGTGCAGGCCCGAACTTCGCGTTCGACAAGATGGTCTTTGACCAGCTCACCCGTGCGTACAACCAGCAGGCCGACGCTTACGCGTTGACTGCGGCTCTTGCTAACGCCGGTACGATTGCCTATACCGGGTCGTTCGAACTGCCCACATTCTGGTCAAAGGTTGCCGGTGCAAAGGCCGCTACTGCGACTACTGCTGGCGTCATCTTGCCTGCGACTCACCTCTATGCTACGCCCGCTCGTTGGTCGTATGCCGAGGCTCAGGTTGACTCAAATAACCGCCCGCTTATCGTCCCGAATCTCGCTGGTCCGTGGAACGCTATTGCGGCTGGTTCGGACGGTACTCCGGTCGCTGAAGGTACTACTGGGTACAAGATGCTCGGTCTCGACGTTGTCGAGGACGGCTCGATCCCGACTCCCGGCACTGGTGCCGACCAGGTGATCGTTGCTCACATGCCCGAGGTTTGGGTGTGGGAAGGTCCTCTGACTCCTCGAGTGATCCCGCAGACGTACGCGCAGAACCTGTCCGTGCTGCTACAGACCTACGCGTACGTAACGGCGATCGTTCGCTACCCGAAGGCTGTGCAGGCCATCACCGGTACTGCCCTCGGAACGATCACCTTCTGATCCGCTTGTTGGCTCCGGCTGGGAGTTTCCTCCTCAGCTCCCAGTCGGAGACCAGCTATTTCTAACACTGCGTGCGCTGAGTTCAGGAAACGCGCGCCCTACATCAGAACAGGATTCAGATGCCGTTTACATTCGAGGAGCAGTCTCCGCGCGAAGAGGTAGTTGGTCCCGACGACGTTCAGTTTGTGAACGCCTCCGGGTTCGACCAGTACTGCCACGCGGTTGGCCGCCTGGTACGTAGAGGAGAAAAGTTCGTGGCAGACAAGGTCCAGGCCGCAGAGCTCGAGGGGAACCAGGTGTTCCATCGCGTCGAGGCTGAGGTCAAGAAGGTTGAGAAGGCCGTAACCACGCGCACGGTTTCCGCCGAAGGTGTCGAGACTGACGGAGCGCCTGCTGTCGAGACGAGGTAACCAGTGGCGTTCACCCAACGCACCGTAACCCACGTGTTCCTCAACGGTGACCTTACGCCAGCGTCTGGCAAGGTAGTCTTCGTACTCGACAAGCTGATCTCCAACGATGGTACGTCCATCATTCCTATCGAGATCGACTCTGCTCTCGACGGCACCGGCCACCTGTCTCAGTCGCTGACATGCAACACGGACGCGGACACTCTTCCGTCCGACAGTCAGTGGCGCGTTGACGTCACACTCGCCGGGTCCCTATCCACGCAGTCGTACTACATCGTGCTGCCTCCGGGTATCGGTTCCATCGACCTATTCTCCCTCATCGCCGGATCGCAGCAGGTAGGGTAATGACACAGATCAACTCGGTAACAGAAAACCCAAACGGCGCGTCCCTCACCTGGCAGTCTTACGTCACGCTTGAGGAGACGATGGACTGGCTGCAGATTCCGGAGAAGGATACGAGTAAGGTACGCGGGCGCCTACAGCTACTCATCGACATGACGTGTACGTGGGCACAGCGGCGAATCGCCAACCCTATCGCACCCACATTGTTCACCCGTCGCTTCGACGGCTGGAGTGGCTGGAACGGCGCGTATCTTCAGTTGCCATACTACCCGATCCTTGAGGTAGTGCGCGTCACTGAGTGGTGGGGCAGTTCTGGGCCGCACGTACTGGACGAACAGTACCCAGAGAACAACATCGACGGCTTCACAATGGACGTCTATACCGGACGAATCACCCGCGTATTTCCAGGCCTCGTAGTCAAGCCATTCTTCGCCGGACACCGAAATCTCGAGGTGGTGTGGAAGGCAGGATACAGCCAGACTCCAGCGGACCTAAAGGTTGCCACTCTGGAAATGATAGCGCATTGGTGGCGTAACACGCAGCAAAACCAGGCTAATACGCTTGGTGGGCTGAACGCCTCTAACGAGTACGACCCGGAGACGGTTGCAAATGGACTGTGGCAGGGTACTCCGTATCGTATCCTGGCTCTTCTCGACTCTCTTATCCACGTAGGTATCGGGTAATGACTACGCTGAACACCACGTTGCCGGGGGCTATCGACGCGCTATACGCTCACTTCCAGATCGTCCAGAGCAAGCTGTTCGACCTCAACCTCGGAGTAACTGTTGGTCCGCCTATCGCCCAGGTAGAAAACAACTTCCTGACTGTAGGCGACCCAGAGACTGGGGAAATGTTCTCCAACTATGTCCAGGCCTTTCGTGGTATGCCGGCTATCGCTGGTCACAAAGAAGAGTCCTATAGTATCCCGTGCGGTATCCGGGTATGGGACGGAGATAGTAGCCCACTTGACAGAGCGAATGATCTGGTAACGATCTTCGATGCAGTACTTGCAGAACTACAGGCAGACCCTGGCGGCGAGATCAATGGGTATCCAGCCCTCTCGCCATCTGGTTCTTGGAATGCTACAATGTTGGTCAACCACCGGTCAGGCAACCTGGGCGGAAAAGGTTGGGGAATGATTGCAACGTTCCAGGTAGACGTCATCAACGTCATCATCAACTCGCAACCCTGAGGAGTAGGAAACAAATGGCACGAACGGTAGAGGTACGGAACATCAGTGGCGAAGACCGCTTGGTAG